AAGATAGCTTAATAGACAACCTACATAGACAGATTTTATACTGTGAAGAGATTGCTGAATCACACTACAAGTCTGAGTTACTAAATAAACAACTTCAAAAGGATTTGAAAAAACAACTTAGAAAAACAAAACTCTGGAACGGTATAGGCTGGGGGGCTATAACTGCAACAGTTATTACTTCAATAATACTAATACTCAAATGAAATTATATAGACCAAAGATTTGGTATAATAGCGATGCTGAATTACAAAATTACATTGAGCAGGTAGAAATAATAAAAGGAGCATATCCAGATAGATATGTAAACAAGGCTAAGTTTCAAAAGTGGATAGTAGTATCCGATGTACATAGACCGTTTCACAATAAGTTACTTTGGTCTAAGCTACTTAAACTCATCAAAGACTTCAACAATACGTTATACGGTTTTATTTTAGCAGGTGACTACTTAGATTTATATACACTTGGAAGTTATAACACCGAATCTTTGGCTAACCTTTCAGGACTTACACTTCAAGACGAATATATTGATGGCTTAGAGGGAATGGATGACCTAAACAAGGTATTAAAAAAGCACACTAAAAAAGTATTCTTATTCGGCAACCATGAAGACAGGTATTTTAGGCATATAAAGGAAAAGGATAATGCCAAATACGGTGGCGCACTATTGAATCCTGTTGAGGCTTTATACTTACATGAGAATAATTGGGAGGTAAAAACGGATTGGATGTCGGACTATTTTACAATAGGTGAGCATTTAGATGTTATTCATGGAATTTACACAAGCGTACACTCAGCAAAGACACACTTAGATAAAACAAACCATTCTGTAATGTTTGGACATACACATCGCGTTCAATGTTATCATTCAGGAAATAAAGCATCTTATAATATTGGTGGCTTATATGATATAAAAAGTAAAGGATTTAGTTATATGCCGAGATTACAACGTGAAACATGGGCAAATGGCTTTGCAATAGTAACCGTAAATAACGAGGGCGAATTCTATGTAGAGCAGGTTAACGTTTGGAACGATTGTTTTTTGGCTGAAGGAAAAATGTATTAACATGAAAGATAATGTAAATAATCCAATACACTACGGAGGTGCTGATAATCCTTATGAAGCTATCAAAGTAATTGAAGCATGGAACTTAGGATTCAATTTAGGTAATGTAATTAAGTATATTTCAAGGGCAGGAAAAAAGAATAGTGAACTTGAAGACTTAGAAAAAGCACTTTGGTATCTACAAAGAGAAATAAATAATAAAAAATTAATATCTTTACATTATGATAGAAGTAATAAACACAATACAGATACCACTTTCTAAGTTAGTACCTAATAACGGTCAGATAGAAGGTATTCCTAAGAATCCACGTTTCATAAAAAATGAACGTTATGATAAATTAGTGAAGTCTATCTTAGACCATCCTGAATTTTTAGGGGCGCGTGAACTAATAGTCTATAAACAAGGTGAAAAATATATCGTACTTTGTGGCAATATGAGATATAGGGCATCAAAGGAATTAAATATAGAACAACTACCGTGTAAGGTTATACCTGAATACTTCAGTTTAGAACAAATAAAGGCTATCATAATAAAAGACAATATTAGTTTTGGTGACGATGATACTGATATGTTAGCAAACGAATGGGACTTAAAAGATCTTGATGCTTGGGGTTATGATTTCTCAAACTTTGATAGTGATGATAAAGACGAATTAGAACAAAAAGACAATACAAAAGTAACAAACGATACCTGTCCAACGTGCGGACAAAAGATAGATAACGAAACACCATTTTAAACAATTAAACAAACAAAGCAATGTACAAATTTAAAGGACAACTAATCGAAAAAAGTGAAATTCAAAATGTAGGTAAAACTACAAAACAAGAATTCGTAATCAAAGACAGCACAACACAATGGGAGAACTATGCTAAATTTGACATATTTGGTGATCATATCCAAAAATTGAAATATGTGAACCTAAATGAAGAAATTGAAGTTGTATTCAATGTAAAAGGCAGACAGTATAACGGAAAAGTATATACAAATCTTGTAGCCTATCAAATAAATAGCGACTATAATAAAAGAAACGAAACAAACCAAGTGACCGATAATAATTCTAATAACGATAATTTACCTTTTTAATATGCCTATTCCTAAACCTAAAAAAAGTGAGCGTAAACTTGAATTCATTAACCGTTGCATGAGTGATGAAGTAATGACAAACGAATATAAAATAGCTGGTCAAAGATATGCAGTTTGTACTTTATCATTTGAGCAAACCAGACAAGCGGAATACCAAGCTAAGAAAGAAAAAAAGAAATAATGAAACAGACAGCAGTAGAATTTTTACATGAGGCATTATCTATTCATTTTACTCACGAACAAGAGATGCAATTTATAGGGCTTTTCAATCAAGCCTTAGAAATGGAAAAGAAACAAAGGGGTTATACAACAGAAGATGTTTTAAAAGCAGGCGAAATGGGCGAAATAAAGCATTATGATTATAAACATATTGTTTCTTTATTAGAAGAGGCAAAAGCTTTAAATTGGGAAATAAAAAAGGAATAATTTGCGCAAAGTATCGAAAAATGGTACTTATTGTAAAATAATTCTAAACAGTGAAAAAACAGAGATATACATAATATGAAACACAAAATAATTCGTACAGAAAACTATCTACTTGTTGTAGATGATTCAGAGATTAAAGAAGGTGATTGGTTGTACTCTATAAGTAATCAATTAGTTGTACAATCAAATAAGGGTTCAGCTGATATAATAAACTCCAAAGTTACTGTGGATGTTTTATACTTAAAAATCATAGCACATTTACCACTCAACAATTCACCAATATTAGAAGGTGTTGATTTATTACCATTAATTGAAGATGAGGTTGAGAAGTTGGCTGTAAATAATGCTAATGATTTTTATGAGAAATATAGGACAGAATGGGAAGCTAAAAAAAATGGTTTTATTGATGGCTACAACAAAGCCAAAGAGAGGCATAAATGGACTGATGAAGATGTTATTAGAATAGTAGAAAAAAGTAGAGAAACAGGTTTAACTGCTGAATATCTTATATTATCCCTCCAACAACCAAAGATGCCTATTGAATTTGATGCTATAACAATTGATAATTTAGAAGAAACTGCAACCAATTCACAAGGTCTTACTCAATGGGTAGGTAAATATATTTTTGAATAATTATGCCAAATCCTGAAAATTTAAAACCGTATAAAAAAGGTCAAACTGGAAACCCTAATGGCAGACCAAAGAAACTCCCACCAATCAAAGAACTTATTGAAAAGACTTTGGGTGAGGAGAAAAACGGTATTAGTGGAGTGGATGCTATATTTAAAGTATTGCTTTCTAAGGCTGTTAAGGGCGATTTAAAAGCGTCACAGATGTTATTGGATTACTACTATGGTAAGGCTACACAAAAGACAGAGATAACTGGAGCAGAGGGCGAGAAAATAGAATTTAAAATAGATGTAATAGAGGCAAAGGAAAATAAACCTTTTCAACCTGAATAATGCAAACAACACCAGTTTTTTTATGGAATGCTGAACCTGAAAGATACGCGAATGTAGATAATAGTAAGAAAATAATTTGCGTAAATCAGGGTGGCTCATCCAGTTCAAAGACTTATTCTATATTACAAGTTCTATTCAAGTTGGCAATAGAAAATCCACGTTTTGTAATTACGGTAGTTGGTCAGGATATACCAAACTTAAAAAGGGGCGCGATAAGAGATGCTTCAAATATTGTAAGTACATCAATAGCTATTCAATCAATGATAGACCGATGGAACGGATCAGATAAAATATACCATTTTAAAAACGGTTCGATAATAGAATTTACAAGTTATGAAAGTAGTCAAGATGCAAAGAACGGTAAGCGTAATGTTCTATTTGTAAACGAGGCGAACGGTATTGATTATAGTATTTATGCTGAATTAGACCTAAGAACATCTTACAGAACTTACATAGACTACAACCCAAATGCCGAATTTTGGGTACATGAAAAAGTGTTAAAGCTTCCAAACGTTGCTTACTTTATATCAAACTATAAACATAATCCTTTTATATCTGAAAGCATAACTGAAAGTATTGAGCGTTTACAATATCAAGACCCACAACTTTGGCGTGTTTACGGTTTAGGGCAAACTGGAAAAATAGAAGGTTTAGTTTTTGATTACAAGATAGTCGATTCAATGCCACAATATTTAAATAAGGAAGCTTTTGGTTTAGACTTTGGTTTTACCAATGATCCTACTACTTTAATTCATTGTGGTATATCTGATGGGCAAATATATACAAGGGAAATTATTTATCAAAAGGGTTTAACTAACTCGGATATTAACAACTTATTGAGAAGTAACAATATATCAAAAAATAGTATTATCTTTGCTGATAGTGCTGACCCTAAAAGCATTCAGGAATTAAAGTTATACGGTTGGAATATAAGACCAGCGGACAAAGGACCAGATTCGATTAGTTATTCAATTAGCTTACTTAAACAATATGGAACAATTAACATAACTAAGGATTCTATAAACTTTATTAAAGAGGCAAAGGCTTATAAGTGGAAAGAGGAGCGAAGTGGAAATAGAACAAACCAACCTATTGATGCTTTTAACCACGCGTGGGATGCGACACGTTACTGGGCATTGGGTATGTTAGCAGCAAATAAAGGTAAGGGTTTATTAGCATTTGGATAACTATATTTAACTACATATAAATAGTACTTATAAATAGCATTTTATATGCAAAAACGTACATTTCATTTTACATATTTAGAACAATTTACTTTACAAATTTTGAATTATGACAAACGAAGATTTAAAACAGATTGCAGAGATTTTACCTATTTTGGCAAAGTACCCAACTAACTACCAAGCTAAAAGTTTACTTCAACAAATCCAAAGGATATTGAATAACAACAATGGCAACCGATTCAAGCCAGTGACCAATTCAAAGGGCGGTATCTTAGCACCACAGCCAAAGTCGACAAGCCAAATCATTGAGGACAAGCGTGTATCTTTATTAAAAGCTAAACAGATTCGTGAAGAGATTATCGAAGCTGAAGAGCCAATAAATGTACTTGCAACATCCGAAGACAAGCCAAAGAGATTCAGACGCACTAACAAGCCACCATTCGAAAATGATTAAATTTAAGACAGATAACGGACAAAGCTTTGAGTATCCTGAATCACTTTCAGATGTGACCTTAAAGCAATACTTAGAATACTTAGAATTTGTTGAAAGCACAAAGCCAAAAGTATTAAAGGATATTGACACGGCTAATATTAAGATTGCTGAAGCTATTGAACTAAAAGATAATAAGGGCTTAGAACTTGCACGTAAGGAACTGGATGAAGCTATTGCTATTATTGACGATATTGTTCAATACCAACAGATATTCCCTTACTATGCAAGGGTGATATCTTTTTTTAGTGGATTATCAGTACCGTTTATTTTAGGTCAAGATGGTGGCGAAGGGATGCGAGTAGATCATTTGAATGGTTTATACGTTCACACTACTAAGATATTTAACCAATTGCCAGAGGTTGAATATTCGAATGTACTTGAAGTAAATGGCGAAGTTTGGTATTTACCTGAAAGGTTTATGAGTGACAGTACCGTTATTGAATTTGCCGAAGCGGCACAGTTCCAAGCTAACTTGTCAAAGGTAGAAAATGGCGAATGGAAAGCACTTGCTAAAATGATGTGTGTTCTTGTACGAAAAAAAGACGAACAATATTCCGATAAATTATTAAAACGTGAAGAATTATTCTTATCTTGGAATTTGTTAGATTGTTGGAGAGTAGCTTTTTTTTTGTTGAGGCGAATCGAAACATTGCGACTAAGTTTGCTAACTTATACAAACGCGCAGACTTTGATGCAGTTAAAGCAGGAATTGATAAACTAAATGATGGCTTTGGTTGGTACTTAACGATAAAACAGATAGCTGAAAGCGGTATATTTAACAGACCAGATGCGACACCAATGCGAAGTGCGGAACTTGCTAACTTATATGAAGCGTTTACCTATCTTAGTAGTGTCGCAGCAGAAAGTGAATACCAACAAAGATATCAGGAAGTGTTAATGAAAAAACGATGAACCCAAAGGATACGGCATTCGAAATATACATGAGATACAAAGGAGAAAACGAATTGTTTAGCGACTTAGATAAGTGCCTTGCGTATGTAAACGAAATGATAGATTTCTTTGAAGTTTTTATAGATACTAACGAGATAGAATTTTATAACGAGGTAAAGAGAGAACTTATTAACTTATGGAATAATAACGAAAAATGAAATTAGTTCAAATATCAAATCTTTTTAACCAGATTTGTTTAGCAATAAATCAAGCTAATCCTGCTGCGAGTAGGGTTGGCTTTTATCATTATGGTTGGTATAGTGATGTAAATACAAACGTTCAAAACAATTGGACAGGACAGAACACGGTAGGTGTTGTTTATCCAAGCGTTCAATTACTATATCCTACGGCATCAGTAGAAATTAAGGAGAAGTCTGTTAAGGGAACGTTACAATGTAGGCTTATATTTTCAGACTTACAATACTACAATAACGATGCAAGTGTTAACCAGCGTTCTATTATCGAAGTACAAAGCGACCTTGAAGATTTAGCCGTTAACGTATTGAGCGAATTTAATAGGATAGGCAGAACTAAGGATTACCAGTGCGGAATAACGACACCAATAACGATAGACTATTTGAGTGATGCTCACAATAATAGTTTAGTGTTATTAGATTGTAGCTTTACTATATATTATATTTGGGACTGTCCTATTTATCCAGCTGACATCAGTTTATTATCTGGTGACTTTGCCGATGTACCGCCTCCGACTAACGACTTAGAACAAGAGATATAATGACAGCAGAACAAGCTTTTGAAATGTTGGGTAACCAAGTTGGTGAAATTGTATTGATAGCAGTTAGAAACGAACTTGAAGCGCAAGGTCATAAGATGGATGGAAATCTATCAAAGTCTATACAATACGAAGTTAAGGCTGAAGCAACAAAGGTATTGATTGAATATAGTTTTTTGGAGTATGGTATGGTTTTAAACTATGGAGTTAAACCAAGTAAAATACCATACAAACAAGGTAGTGGTGCAAAAGAAAGTAAATTCATAGATGGATTAAAATATTTTGTACTTAAAAAGATGGGTAAGGTAGGTAAGGAAGCTGAAGGAATTGCATTTGCTATCGCTAAAAAAATGAAGAGTGAGGGAATGCCTACTAAAGGCAGTAGGGCGATGGGAAATAAATTAAACTGGATAGGCATAGGCTTAGAGAATGCAAATCCGAAAGTTGTAGAAACAATAAACAAAGTATTCGAAGAGGTTATAAATGGTATTATGATACAAGCATTTGGCGATATTAGTAAACTAAATTCTAAAAACTTAAAAGTAAACATAAAATGACATTTGAACAAGCGACAGCACAGGCTGCACAATTGAACGATCTGATCGAAATATATACAGGTACTATCATTTACAAAGTTGTTGCTATTTGGGTAGCACAATACGAAAAGGAATTTACTACGGTTTTAATCCCTACTAAATATGTAGATGATTTTAATTCTGCTGATTATAGTCAACAATTAGCATTTCTAAGAGTAAGCATAAAGGCTTTATTATTACCTTATGAATCAGCCGACACAATAGTTTCAAACTTTGATTCTGAAGCTGCAAATGATGCTGAACTTTCTAACTACTTAAAAGGATAAAGATGCCAGTATTATATACTCCACCATACGCACCAAATTCACAATATAGACCAAATCTATTTGTAACGTATCAGACTGCTCCAAATCCTTTAACGTTGGCAGTAGCTTCTATTGTTGTAGATTCGGTTGTTGTAACTACAATTAGAAAGCCACCAGCTTATACAGTAGGTGGCGGTCCTATAAATTACTATTTTGAGTTTGATGTGTCTAAGATATTACAAACGGTATCAGCACCAAATCCAAAGACAATAACAAGTGTATTTGCAAAGGATTTAAATGTAGCTTATAACGTATTAAATAACGATTGTCATACATCTGTTGGTTTAATTATTTCATATTATTATATTGATCCTATTACTAACTTATTAACACAATTACAAACAGGTTCGCCACCAGTTCCAGTTTTAGACACTATTGGTACTGGTTATTATGCTACAATAGGCACAAGACAGACAGGTGAGTACATGGGTTTAAATAGTTATGCAATGGCTTTTCCTACTGTACCAAACGTATATGATAAATACTTTTTAACTAATTTGCCGAGTGTTGATCCACAAGCAGCTGTTAAGACTAACAACCCTATTCCTATTTGTAATGGCGATAACTTAACTATGTCTTATATTCCTAATGCTTCAACCAATGCAATAAGAATAGTTATATACGATACAAATCAAAACTTTGTTAATCCTGCTGGTTTTATAACTGTTACTCCAAATAGTACATTAACACCTCGTACCTTTGGTGCTGGTGTTGTTCAATTAGCAGCTTTAATACAACCAACAGATGCCCCATTTGCTGCAAGGTTATTAGCCTTGAAAGCAGGAGAATATTATAGTGTACAAGTTGGTAATCTAATCATGTCTGGGTTCATTCCACAGGGTGTTAAATATATGTTTAAGGTTGTTGATTGCTGTGCTAATAAAGTGCGCTTACATTGGCTTAACAGATTAGGTGGATCAGATGCTTATACTTTCACAAATAAAAAGATAGTATCTGAATCCAATAACTCTACATTAGCGCAAAAGGCTCAAAGTTGGATTACGGCTGCACCTTCAAGTTATTCATTTGATAAAGGTAGGTTTAAGATACAACAAACGGCTACTAAAGAATACGAAGTTGAAAGCACGTTCTACGATGTAAGTTGGGGTGAGTGGTTAGCTGAATTACTTAGTTCTCCTGAAGTCTATATGGAAACTCCAGCTGGTTTAATATCCGTTGTTATTACAGACAGTTCTATTAAGATTGAGGAAACTAACGAATTGGTAAACGTTACAATTAAGTTTATCGAATCTAATAACATAAGCGTACAACAAAACTAATGGCTAATATTAGAATATATATAGACAATAAACTTTGCGACTTGCCTGAAAGCAATTTAAACCTAAATTTAACTTATGCTTTAAAGGATAGAAATGGCATTGCAGTTAATACAGGTTCGCGTTCTGAATATAGCTTTGAATTACCAGCGACAAAGAACAACGATACTATCTTTAGTAGGTTCTATGATGTAAGTGAGGATACGGTCGCAGAACAAAAGTTTTTACCTGCTTATATCGAAGTCGATGGCTTACCATTCTTTAGCGGTTTGGCACAGTTGACAAGCGTTACAATAGACCAAGACTTTTATTATTGGAAAGGTCAGAACTATAAGGTATCATTTTATGGAAACAATGTCGATTGGGTTCAACAATTAAAGAATAAATTTTTGTATCAATACGATTACGGAACTCACACCCATGACTATTCACAGATATTGACTTCGGTTAACTATGACTACTTTAATAACTACACTTATAAGTATATACTAATAAAGTGGAAAGATTGGTTAACGTCAGGTCAAGTTGATGCTTTGGAATATACTCCAGCTTTGTTTATTAAGTCGATTGTGGATAGAATATTTAGTGATATAGGCTACACTTATAATAGTAACTTTATGAATTTACTATCGTTTGAAAAATTGATAATGCCTATACCGTTAGCGGATAGAATAACAGATGCTCAATATGGTTTGGATTATTTGAATATAAGTGCAAATTATCAATGGACTCCGCCAATAAATTTTTTGGAATATCCTTTTATTTTGCCAAACCAAACATTTGCTCCAAATTTAGCACCTAATCCTTATAACCCAGCAACTGGAATTTATACAGTTCCTTTAGATGGATTTTACGAATTAAATATAAGAGCAGAGTTTACTAATGTAACTGGTACAATTTACCCAAGTTTTATATATGGATTAAATGGTCAATGGACTATACCTACATTTAACTATATTGCACAACCTACAATTACAACTGATGGAATTTTAACTTATTCTATTGTATTGCAACTAAACGCTGGAGATACTTTAGCTTTAGGTATTGGCTTTGGTTTTGCATCAGCATCATTTGAACTTGATTTTTATTTTGATTTAATAGGTGAATCGAAAATATCAAATGGTCTTATAGTTGACTTCAAATACTTTATAAACAAACAATGGAATAGTTTAGACTTTATAAAGGGTTTGGCTCATGCTTTTAACCTTACATTCCAAACGGATGTCGACAATAAAACCATAACGATAGAACCTGCTAACAATTACTTAAACCAAAGTAGCTATCCAAGTGTATCTAATTCTGAAACTGGTTTTTATACGAATAACTTTATAGATTTAACAGAGGATGTTGACTTAATAAAAGGCGGTGAGGTTTATAGTAAGTCAGATATTACAGAACTTGTTAAACTGTCATGGCAGTACGATAGCAATGATCCTACATTGGAAGCTATTAGTGGTGTTGAAGATATAGCTTTACACCAAGCACGTTTCACGTTTATAGCCAATAGATTCCAAAAAGATGAGGAAGTTTTAGAAAATCCATTTTTCAGTACCACACTTTGCATAGCTGAAAGCACAATTCAGGGAACTAACACTACCAAAACTCCTATAATTCCTATAATTTGGAATGAAAATTATTTGGAAAATACAATAAGTGCAGAGGCTAATTATGATATCATGCCACGTATCTTAACAACTGAAGAGGCGAATGGAATAACAAACGGTTTAATAAATGTTTACGATGGTAGTGTTGTTGCTGAATATCCATGTCCAGTTGCTTTCATGGTAGACTATAATAATACAAGCGGTAATTTTATAAGTCTTAGCTTTGGGAGTGAAACTGTAAACGGTAATTATGTTCAAGGTTTATTAGAGCGTTTTTACTTAGGTGACTTTGTACGTAGGCAGTGTGGTAAGGAAGTCGAATGTTATATTTTTTGGGATGCGCTAATGGTACGACAATTAGACTTTAGTAAGTTAGTTAAAATACATGGAGATAATTATATTTTACAAGAGGTAAATAGTTATTCAGTAACGAGTACGGATTCGACAAAGACTTATTTGATATATGATGATCAAGGGGATGGAACGGAAGCGACACAGATTACAAATTCTTTAATCATAGGAAAATTAAACGTATAAAATGGCAAATACAGTAGTAGGCTTTAGTATTCAAATAGATGGAATTGATACTCTCGGACAATTAAATCAAGAGATTAAAGCAACTAAAAAAGAAATGGATAATTTGACAGTCGGCACAGAGGAATATGCTGCTGCTCAAAAAAAATTAGCCAAATTAACGGCAGAAAAAAAAGCCGCTCAAAAGGCTCAAGATGACCTTAATAAATCTTATTTAGAGCAGTCAGATGCTTTAGGTTCTTATGATAAATTGAGTGCTAAATTAAATAGATTAAGAAAAGATTATAAAGACCTTGCCGCATCTGGTAAAGCAAATACAGAAGAGGGTAAAGCATTACTTAAAACTATTCAAGATTTAGATACTGAATTAAAAGATATAGATGCTTCCGTTGGTCAATACCAACGCAACGTTGGTAACTATGGAAGTGCATTTGATGAGGCTGCTACTGCTATGGGTTCTTTAGGCGCACCTGCAAAGGCGGCAATAGGTTTATTTCAAAGTATAGGCGTTGCCGTTCGTTTTATGCTTGGGCCAATAGGATTAGTCATTGCTGCTATTGGTGCTATTGTAATGGCGTTAAAATCATTCTTTACAAGTAGTGAAGAAGGTCAGAATGCTTTGCGTAGATTAAGTGCCGTTTTTAGTGGTGTATTTGGTGTTATTAATGATGTAGTTTCAACTGTCGGTGGTGCTATATTTAAAGTTATTGATAAAATAGGAACAGGAATAAATAACTTAATAACATATTTAGGTGGTGCGGAAACAAGGCTTGTTAAGGTAGCTAATAAGGCGGCGCAATTAGCTAATCAACAAGCTGAACTTGAAAAAAAAGAACGTGAAAGTTTAGTTAAAACTGCTAAGCTTAGAGAAGATATTGAAAAATTAAAAACTGATGCAGTTGACAAAGAAAAATTTAGTGTTCAGGAAAGATTAAAATTTATAGATACTGCAATAGCTAAAGAAAATCAAATAATGAAGATTGAGGAGGATTTAGCGCAAAGAAATTTAAATAATATAAAACTTCAAAATTCTTTAAAGAAAAAAACAACAGATGATTTAAAAGCTGAGGCACAGGCTGAAGCTAATTTAATAAATGTTAAAACTGCAAATGCTACTAAGAACAAAGAATTAATTTCACAAAGAATAGGATTTCTTGCAGAAATTAAAGCTGAAGAAAAAGCTGCTACTGATGAACAAAAAAGATTATATGATGAACAAATAAAAAAACAACAAGAGGTAATTGATGCAAGAAAGAAATTTCAAGATGATGATAAAAAACTTCAAGAAGCTGCATTGCAATTAAGTAAAACTATTACTGAAAAAACCAATACTATTATTATAAACTTATTAGAAAATGAGTTTGAAAAACGTAGACAATTATTAGAGCAAAATACAAAAAAAGAACTTGAAGAAATTCAAAAGACTTTAGCCGAACAAAAGAAAGCTAACCAAGAAAGGTTAAATGAAGCTATTAAACTTTACGATGCAAATGCCAAAGAAATTAAAACTTTAAATGAAACTATAAAAGTTGAAGAGGCAAAGGCGGCTGATGAAACTGCTAAATTAAAAACTGCAATAGAATTACAAACTGCCAAAGAGATTGAAAAAATAAACAAAGACCAGTCTGACAAACTTATTGAATTAAAGAAAAAAGAGTTTGACGCTATTAAAAATGCTGAGCAAAGAACTTACGATAACCAGCGTAATCTATTAGAAAAATCATATAATGAGCAACTGAAAAAGGCTGGTGACAATCAAAAGGAAATTGAAAATATAACTGCTCAATACCAAAATGATTTATACGAATTAGAAAAGCAAAGGATTCAAGATGAGATTGATTTAAATACTTATAAACTAAATACGGTTTCAGGTTTAACTCAAGAGGAGAAGGATAATATAGTTAGCCAAAACATCAAATTAAATGCAGATTTGGCTAAGTTGGATGCGGATAGAACTAAAGCTGCTAAAGAAGAAAGTAAGAAACGAACTGAAATAGAACAAAAAGAAGTAGATAAAAAGTGGGCAGACCTTAATGAGAAAATTCAAATAGCTGGTAAATTTACTCAAATAGCTTTAGAAACCGTAAGCGGATTTTTAGAGGCATCTGACCAGAAAAGAATGGAACGCTTAGAGAAGGATGCTGAAGCCAACCAACAAATACAAGATAATCTTAATGAGAGGTTACAAACTGCAACTGGATTAGAACGTAGGTACTTAGAGCAACAGTTGGAAGCCAGTATTAAAAACGCTGAAACAATAGCTAAGCAAAAACAGAAACTTGAAAAGGATGCTGCTAAACGTAAAAAGGCAACTGCTATTATTGAATCAATTATCAATACGGCTTTAGCGGTATCTTCAGCTTTGGCTACACCACCAGCTCCAAACGTTATCGCTGGTGTTATTGCAGGTATAGCTGGAGCGGCTCAAACGGCAGTAATCGCTGCTCAACCTTTGGCAAATGGTGGCGTTGTAGGTAAGGGAGATGACATAGTCCAATTTGCTAATGGTGGGCGTGTTACAAGTAGAGGTAATATAAAACCACTATCCAATGGAGATAATGTATTGGCAACATTAAAGACTGGAGAGATCGTTCTTAATGAAAGTCAACAAAGGCGCATTGGTTATTCAACTTTAAAGAAAGCACAAATACCAAACTTTGCAAATGGCGGTTTAGTAGGCGCACCTACTTCACTTATTACAAATGCTAATAATACATTAGCCACAGAGCAAATGAGAGTTAACTTAATGGATGAAATGGTAAAAGCTACAAACCAAAGAATAGATAGGTTAACGGTTGTTTATACTGCGACCACAGACTATGAAGTAGAAAAAAGTAGAAACGATAAAAAAACGATTAAAGCAAATTCAACATTTTAACTATGTACATTAGAGAGATACCAGAACAATTAAGAGAAGAGATTAAGGCAATTATGGAGCGTCAAAAGACTATGCTTTATATGCCTATTAAAGACCGACAGACATTGTTTAATTACTATTACAGGTTTATCTATGTAATGCGACAAGGTGAAACAGTACAAGGCAAAATACAGCAGGATATAAAATGTCCGAGTTGTATCGGTAAAGTCATTGCTTACTTTAAAAACATAGTTCACGAATGGTAGATAACGTAAATAGCAAGAGGCGTAAACGATGCAATAAGAATTTTATTGATATGTTACAAGGTGAGATAGTCGAAACTTTGGAGCGTAAAAAACAGGATGTAAGTATTGAAAATGTTATTAGTTATTTGATACGACATAATATTGTAAGGCAGTCAATAGTGCATCGTTATGTTATTATCTTTAAATATCCTGAATACTTAGAAAACTACGGTTCTAAACAAAAGGCAGTGGAGCAAATGGCAAAGGATTACCCCTTAGATGTAAAAGGTATTTATAGTATTTTGGCTAATCATTACGCTTATTTCCATCCAAACAAAATAGAATTTTAAAAAAAGTTAAAAAAAAGTTTTGTTATTCAAATTATAGTTTTAATTTTGTTACTATTATTAACACACTTAAACACACTTATTATGAAAAACACACTTTTTGCCCTATTACTTTTGACTTCAGTTGTAAGCTTTGCTCAGTCACAAAAAAACTATTATTGTGTACAGGTTACATCAACTGAAAACCCACACTTGTTAAAGAAAGATTATTTTAGTATCTTACCATTCGACACGGCTTATTGTGAGATAGCTATCGTAAATGATAAGGTAATGTATAGAGTAATGTTTGTTTACGATGACAAGGATCAACAAAAACTATTCTTTCAATTATGGAAGCGTGACTTTCCAGATGCTTTGTTAGTGACGCGTAAAGAATGCGAATATAAAGAAATGTTTAAACTATTTGAAGATTTGAAAATGTAATTACAAAAGTCCTGTGGCGGAATGCTTATATTGGGAGAAACGTGGTCACTCCCTTTATAACAATAGTAGACGCTAAGTAATATGATTACGATTGTATCATAAGAAAGACCGATGCAACATACGTGTGAAGGGTCATATAGGTGCAAATCCTATCAGGACTATTTTTAAATTTTAAAAAAAATTATGAAAAAAAAATTTATCAATATATACAAAGAAATAGAAGAAATGCTTTATCCATTTGATCCTATTGGGTTCTATGTTATAATACCTTTTATACTAATCCTATTGTATTTTTTTACATAATTATATAGTCCTGTGGCAGATTAGTATTGCATAATGTCAGGACTATTTTTAATTTTAAAACAAAATAAAAATGGTAAAACCAATATTCATAGTAGGAGCCTCATTCCCAGACATGGAAAGTTATGATACAGCTCATGAATATATACGACAAGCTCTTGGTGAGGATTACTACTGTATTTTATATCCACACAATCATGATACTCCCCACTTTCAAGTATTCTATGAAAAGGACTTTAATGAAGTAAAATATGAGGAATTAAAACAATTGGTGAGTGATTTAATAACAAACAAAAAGTAACATGAAACAAACAGCAATAGAATGGTTAGAAAAAAATATATGGGAACATATAGAATATAAACCACCATTAGAGATACAAAGAATTAGAAAAACAATTGAACAAGCAAAAGAAATGGAAAAGGAACGTTTAATGCATGCTTATGGACAAGGTGTTGCTGATGAAGCTGGAGAAATAATTGACGCAACTAAAGATGCTGAAGAGTATTATAATCGAACTTATAATCAGAATAATATAGATGATAAAAAACTAAAAATAACTTTTACTGAATATGGTTATTCATGTGGTGATGGTTGTTGTTACAATTCTGGAACTATTACAACTGTAAATGGAGTTGAATTACCTTTGCATAATGATGATGGTGAAACTATTGCACAACAAATATTAGAACATCTAGGGTATAAAGTAGAAGTAGAGTATATTTATGATTTACAAGAATAAAAACACAATAATATGAACAAAATATTGATATGTGTATTACTGCAAATTGTTCTTTTTATTCCATTCTATTTGATTTGGATAAAAGATTGCAAAACAATAGGTAAGGACAACTTGGCAGTAAGTTTACAAGAACGATTTTTATATTGGATAATATTTTTTCCAATTTGGTTATTTATTTTTTTAGATTAGTTAAAAAAACATCATTTTTTTTAAATTAAAACATAATAACATGAAACAAACAGCAGTAGAATGGTTATTAGAAATGCAACTTAAACCATTAAGCAAATGGCCTAATAATATTTATGAACAAGCCTTAGAAATGGAAAAGCAACAGATAATTAACGCTTATAGCAAAGATCGTGATGCAGCTTTTTTAATTATCGAAAACGTACCTGTATATGCAGAAAGATATTATAATGAAATCTATAAATCAAAATAAATGGCAGATATAACTAAATGTAAAGGAACTGGATGTCCAGTTAAAAAACAATGCTACCGATTTACGGCTAAAGAAAGCAGTTTACAATCCTATTTTGCTAATGTACCATTTTATATAAATGAAACAAAAGGCGATAAAATTAAGATTGATTGTGGAATGTATTGGGGTAAAAATAAAGAACAAATATTTAGTTTATTCCACAAAAAACCTATTCAGTAATGGCTAAGAAATACACGGTATATTTTGAACTATACGGTAAGAAAATGAAAACCGAAGTATATGCAAGAGATTCAGTTGAGGCTAAGAATGTTATAAAGGACAAGATAATATTTCATAAGATAGAGGCCGATAAAAGTAACGATATTAAAGATGCTTTTGATAGCTTTCCTGATGACTTTAAAACTATCTTTGGACTATGACCGCAAAAGACAAAGCAGAACTATTGGTAAGTATCTATAAGAACGTATTAATGAATGAGGATACTGATTGTGGATGCGAGATACTTTGCACTACGATAGCTAAACAAAATGCTATGATAGCTGTTGACTTAGTTATTGACACGAACCCTTATTCAACATCGTTATTTAACTTCTTTCCTAAGCTGGATTACTGGTATAGAGTAAAGGATGAAATAGAAAAAATTTAGTCTCCATTTTTGTTTTTGTTAGTGATTGACCCTTGCAAGTTTTTGCAGGGGTTTTTTGTATTTACACAAATCATTATTTTTTAGAATATACCAAATTTAATTTTGTAGCATGGCTGATACTTATAACGACTATCCAAAGGCTGCAAGTGAGAACGCTAAACGTGCTTTGAAGTTTAGAGAGGAAACCGATAATAAGAATGATTGCGGTACTCCTGTTGGATGGGCAAGAGCAAACCAGTTAGCAAAGGGTGAGGGTATTTCAGCTGATACGGTTAAACGTATGGCTTCATTCAATAGACATAGACAAAATAAGGATGTACCTTATGAAGAGGGTTGTGGCGGTTTAATGTGGGATGCGTGGGGCGGAACTGAAGGGATTGACTGGGCTATTAGAAAATCAGAACAAATAGACAAAGAAGCTGTAAAGAACATGACAGAAATAGATATCATAGGAGCGATTGACCAATACACGGAGGCAAATGCTCAAAACCTTAAAGCAGAACTTGAAAACGCTAATGGTTTAGATGTTACTTTTAACATTGCATCTGAAGGAGGTTCTTACTTTGAGGGTTTAACTATGGCTGCAATGATTAGCAGTTATAAAGGCAAAACAACGGCTAAAGGAATAGGCATTGTGGCAAGTGCTGCAACAGTTGTATTCTTAGCAGCTGATGAAAAGATACTAACATCTAATAGCTTTTTTATGATTCATTCAGCTTGGTCAGGAGCTGAAGGAAATGCAAAGCAAATATCAAAAACCGTTGAGTTGCTTAATAGGGTAGATGAGCAAATGGTTAACATCTATACGGCTCAAATGGAAAGCAAAGGCAAGTTAATAAATAATAGTATTGATGATACTAAGGCTTATATTAGAAATATGATGGCAGAGGAAACATGGTTAACGGCACAGGAAGCTGTCGACTATGGATTTGCTGACTACATTATGGACGAGACACAAATACCTGATTATAAAAATTATGAAGCCGTATTTAATAAGGTACGTGCTGAATCTAAATTCAAAAACATTCCTAAAATTAAAAACAGTATGAACGACAAAAAAACTTTGTTACAAAGTATTGCGTCTGTTTTTGGTTTCAAGGCTGAAATAGTCGAAGAAAAAGACATGACAGTTATTGAAGAACCAAAGGCTGAAGATGGGTTGGAAATAGAAATCTCTCAAGAAGAAAAGGATTTCGAAAGCTATACTCCAGAAGAAAAGATTGCATACTATCAAAAGAAAATTGCTGAACTTGAAGCTGAAAAAGAAGCTATGTCTACCGAAATGGCTGGTATGAAAGAAAAGATCAAATCTCAAGAAGATATGATGAAAGAGAAAGAAGTAGTTATTGAGGAAAAGACTAAGCAAATGGAAGAGGCTCAAGCTAAAGCATTCGCTAAAATTAGCTACAAATCAGAAAATACTGGATCATCTGTAAAGAATAAATTTACTCAAGACCAGATTATACAAGCGTCTACGTTTATCAAATCATTGTTAAATAAATAAACTCTAAAAAAATGGCTTTTAATAAAGAAAACTTTTATCAAGAGGGCAACAGTCAAGAATTTTTCTTTTCAAGAACTAACCCACTTGCAAACCCTGCAAACGCTGAAATCCTTAAGATTAAAAAATCTGGATGTTGCGATAATACTGAATTGGCTTTAGTAGCTGAATACGGTTATAATGGCATGGGTGGAACATTTGATATTTCATTTGATTCTACAATTACTGCTCGTTATGCAAAGGTTATTGTAACTGATGGTTTAGGACATTTTGCTACTGCTGTTGGTACAACTTCAATTTCATCTTTATCAGTTGATGTAACTGGATTAGATTCAAATGTACTATGGACTGTTAATGTAGTATTTGAAGTAAATGCAAATGCTGCTGTTGATTGCCCTTGTATGGTTGAATATGACTTCCCTTATTTACCTGCATCTGGAACACAAACAGTTAACACATTAGCTTTGAATGCTCCAGTTGTTGCAGTTTACGAAGCTGATGGAACTACTTCTGTTGCTAACGGTGGAACTTATGACTTAGGTAGCTTTGCTGCTGGTGGAGTTAAAGAATCTTTTAGCATTGTAGTTAAAAATACAGGTGCTTCTGTTTTAACTATTAGTTCAGTTTCATTCACAGGTGATATACTTGATTTTACATTGCCTCAATTTGCTGGTGTTATTTATCCAAACAGCTCAATTACACTAAGTGGTAATGTAGATTCTTCTGGTTCTGCTGGTTCTTATACAGGTGATATTACTATCAATAGTGATGGAATAAATGATCCTTATACAATTACAATCGATTACACTTTGGTTTAATTTAATTAACATTTAAAATTTAAAAATAATATTATGGCTATATATGAAAACGGTCAGTTCAATATCAATTTGATTGGCGAACAGGCTCAAGAACTTTTGCTAAAACCAGTATTTTTTGATGCGGAAGTAGACGAGATTTTCGATACTATGTTACTTGTTAACAAGAAGCAAAACATCGGTTATGTAGGTGCAATGGAAAATATCCTACAACTTGGTGATGGTTGTGGATGGACACCAAAAGGTTCAATGTCTATCTTTGAAAGATGTATCGAAACTGAATTTGTAAAGGCAAACGTTGAACTTTGTTTTGATGAATTTAAAGATACAGTTTATAAGCAATTGCTTAAGAAAGGAACTCAAATCGACAACCTTGAAGGTACTATCTTTATGGACTTATTGTTGACAAGAATGCAACAGGCAGTCCGCAAACAAGCCCTACTTCTTTCATTCTTTGGTGATAAGTCAAGTGCTAACAACGATGTTAATATCGTAGATGGTATGTGGTCTGTTTACATTCCTAACTTGGTTGCTCTTAACTTAGTTCCTTACATCAACTCTAACTCTGGTGTTCCTTTGGGAGCAGGTGATGGCATTGATCTATTGACTGCTGTTTGGGAAAATGCTTCTAACGTTCTTAGTGCAGTTCCTGAAGCTGAGAAAGTAATGTTAGTATCTGCTAACGTTTACAGACAATACCTACAAGACTTACAAAACAACGGTATCTCTTCTAATATGCACCTTGAATTGTTAATGAATGGAACTTCAAGGTTGACATTCAATGGTATTGAAGTTAAGCCTATGTACGATTGGCAAGGTTATGCAGCTGCATATCAAGGAATCAATGATGCTAACTATGTACTATATACTAAGCGTGATAACTTAGTAATGGGTACTGATGTTACTTCTCCACTTAACCAAGTTCAAGCTTGGCAGGATTGGGAAACTGAAAAATTGAAAGCTAAAATCAAATTCTACTTAGGCTTTAACTATAAGCATAACGAATTGATTACAGTAGCATACTAAAAAAAATGGGGGTTGAAATATACCCCCTATATTCTTTAATTATAATAAACTAAATATATATGAGTTGTTTAACTTCTGGATATAGTGTTAGTTGTTCTACAAGTTGCTCAGGCGGTCTTAACAAGTTCTGGTTGGCATCTATTGGAGATATAACTTCACTTACATTCACTTCAGGTGAATTGACTGCCATAACTATGAACGGTTTGGCTAAGTTTTATGAGTTCACTCCTTACCAAGAAACAGGTAGCTGGGTTGAAGCTGGTGAAAGAACAAATTGTAACACTGTTGTTACACAGACTTTGACTGGTGTGTTCCCTTGTCACTCCCAAGATGTTAAAGAGGCTATCGATGAGTTAAAAGCTTGTTGTTGTGGATTCGTGGTTATTCACGAAGAGAACAATGGTTCACGTTGGATTTGGGGCGTTCCTCAATCTTTGAGTAATAACGGTGTTCACTTTCCTGCTCAATTGACTGCATTTGAAACAACAACTGGTACTGCTATAAATGACCAGAACCAAGCGTCTATTACTTTGGTTTCTCGCGGTACTGCATTGGCATGGCCAGTAGACCCTGCGGTTGTTATTCCAGTTTAATCTCTTGCTTTGTTCGTTATATATCGGGGGTGGTGTAATAGCCACCCTTTTTAAAATTAAAAGATATGTTTAAAGTAGACGAAAAATTCTTAAATTGTTTTGTTGTTTGTTCAAAATTTAAAGTAAATTTAAAGGATGCAAGTCAAGAACAGTTAGAGCATCTTTATCATTTAGGTCATGAAGCTATAATTGTTGACAAAAAAAAAGTAAAAAACAAACAAGTAGATAATTTAGAATATGAAGAAATCAAATCTGAGGGCGAATAGACCCAATGTGAATCCTACCATCTCGAACAAAGTACACGCGTGGACAGGTGTTCAACTTGGCGTTCGCCCTTTTTTAGTTGATGATATATTTAGAGAACCTACAAAGGAATTTCTCGACACAACAGTCGTAGAGTATTTACCATTTAATACTTACGACCTTTGGCGTTTAGATAGGATTCAAGCTATCTGTAATAATTCGCCAACAACGGCATCAATCATTCAGCAAAAAGTTAATTATAGTTTAGGGGATGGGTTTTATAGCGTACCTGCTTCTTCTCTTAGTGTGCTATCAAGCCTTAAGGAACAAAGAATAGAAAACCAGACAATAACGATAGAGCAAGAACAAGAAATAAACGACTTTTTGTCTAATGTAAATTTTGAGAATGAGAGTATCGAGGAACTTAGTGGAAAAATTTTCAAAGATTTTGCAAGTTTTGGTAATGCTTTTATCGAATTACAGCGAATTAAAGTAGGAAAAACGCTAAAATATACAATGCGTTTGCTACCAATTACATGGTGCAGACCTAAGAAAGCTGGTAAAGATGAATTATATCCTACTCATATTGGCATAAGTTCTGAGTTTGAGCAGCACTATGTAATTACACCAAAAGATCCTATTGATTTACCTTTATTTCCACACTTTGAGAAATTCGATGGTGTAGAAAAATCTATTATTCACTTAAAGAACTATGAACCTACATTGGTATATTGGGGAATACCTGATTGGGTAAGTGCAAAGATATGGTCTGAATTGGAATATCGTATTCCTAAGTTCAATCAAAGTAAGTTTGAAAACGGTTTCACACCGAGTGCAATTATATCTTTATACGGTTCGACAAATCAAGAAGAGGCACAAGAGGTAGTTAGAGCAATGCGCGATTGTTTTACTGGCACTGGAAATAATTCAAAGATGTTTATTCAGGCTTTAAGAGATAACTCTTATAAGTCAGACGTTCAAGTTTTGAATAATAGTTATGATGGTGAGTTTATGCAATTACAGAACATTGCACAACAAGCTATTATTTCTGCACATCGTTGGACTATGAGTTTAACTGGTCTTAGAACGTCTGGCAGCTTAGGTTCTAACCAACAAATTAGAAGTGAGTTTGATATCGTTTACAATACGGTTATTAGACCAACCCAAAGACTATTTTTAACTAAGTTTTTGAATCCAGTTATTCAAGATGCTGCTAAATTCTTTGGTAAGAATTGGTCGAATATAGCTTTGGATATTGCTAAACCTATGCCAGTTTCTTTTGCTGGAGATTTAGATATTAAAGCTGTATTGACAATGGATGAGCAAAGAGCGGAGTTAGGGTTTCAGCCTTTACAAAAAGAAAATACTGGATTAGATACACAACCTTTACCTGAACAAAAACTTGGCGCATAATGAGTTTAATTAAACCACAAGAAGTAGTTAACACAGGCATTTATAGAGCCGCTCCAGTTAATACGAGATTTGATATTAACATTATCAGTCCACACATACAAAGTGCGGAAGAGCGTTTTATAGTTCCTATTTTGGGAACGGCTTTGTATAATGACATGGTCGCTAATCAAAATACGGCAGTTAGTAATTACAACCCAGATGCTGGTGCTATCGTTTTAAAGTTTCCTTTGAATCCTGCTTATGAAGCGTTATGGACTACCTACGTTTTAAGATACTTAGGTTATGTTATTTACTACGAGGCTTTACCTTATTTAACATTTCAAGTTAGTTCTAAGGGTATCTTTACCAACGATAGTGAGTTTGCTTCAAATGGCGGTTTGGCTTCGGTTAAGTTTATGCAGGATAACACACTTCAGAAAATAGATAATTTAAAACCTTTAATCGAAAAATATCTTTGTGATAACAAGACTTCTTTGCCTTTGTTTGATTCTAAACATTGCGATTGCCACAGCTGTGAGAATGATGATAATTGCGGTTGCGGTTATGGTCATGAGTGCGGTTATTTTTTAAGAGCAGGATTCTATTGTAGAACTTGCAGAACGCGTAAAAACAATTCAACTAATATAATATTATACTAAAATGAATATAGTAAAACAGTCAACAGGAAATGTAGTATTAACAGACAATTCTGGAAATATACTTAAAGTGTTTATTCAAGTAAATGCTTTGGATGTTGTAAGTTCAAATGAAATTATCGTTAAATTTGGTTTTAATCAGTGGACTTCACTATTTGCAGACCAAATAGACAATACACAAATAGAACCAGCTGGGGCAATACCTTTTAATGGTAACGCATATCAGTTAGCTTCCCTACTTAGTAGCTCTTTTTTTTTTGAATTAAGTGGCAGTAGTCAAGATTTAGAAGATGTTTTATCAGTTGGTAATTCAGCTGGTATTTATGACATTAGTCTAAATAATAATGACTTGTTAAATGTCAATATACTTGACTTTAATTTATCAAGTACAGATGTTGCTGGTGCTGGTCAATTTGTTTGGAATGATGCGGATGGAACTTTAGACTTAGGGTTAAAAGGCGGAAATGTTAAATTACAATTAGGACAAGAAAATATTGTTAGAGTTGTAAATAAGACTACTCCTTTAATAACATTGCAAGAATCAAACTACCAAGCTGTTGTTATTAGTGGTGCTACTGGACAAAGATTGAGTGTTAAACTTGCAAAGGCTGATTCTGATGCTAACAGTGCTGGAACTATTGGACTTGTTACTGAAACTATCTTAGGAAACCAAGAAGGATTTGTTACTACTGTTGGAAGGATTAACGAAATAAATACAACTGGTTCTTTACAGGGTGAAACTTGGAATGATGGTGATATACTTTATTTAAGCCCTACTGTATTTGGTGGAATAACTAATGTAAAGCCTGTTGCTCCAAATCATTTAATAGTTATCGGTTATGTTGAATATGCTCACGCTATACATGGAAAAATATATGTAAAGGTTGATAATGGTTATGAATTAGGTGAATTACATGATGTTGCATTCCCAACTACTCCTGCTAACAATCAAATTTTACAATATAGCTTTTCTAATTTAAGATGGGAAAATAAAAACTTTCCAGTAGAAATACAGGCTGCTGCAAGTGATGAAACTACGGCATTGACAACAGGAACGGCAAAAGTAACATTTAGAATGCCACACGCTATGACATTGACTGGAGTAAGAGCAAGTTTAACAACGGCTCAAACTTCAGGTTCTATTTTTACTGTGGATATTAACGAAAATGGTACATCAGTTTTAAGTACAAAATTAACTATTGACAATAATGAAAAAACAAGTGTAACGGCTGCAATTCCTGCGGTTATATCAGATACTTCTTTAGCTGATGATTCTGAAATTACAATTGATATTGATCAAATAGGGAATGGAACGGCAAAAGGTTTAAAAATAACTTTAATAGGCTTTAGATAATATGATAATCAATCCTTATTTTTTTGAACAACCATTACTTTTAGACTTATATCCTAATGCTACTACTGCTTATTCAATTCGTAAATTAAGAACTGCATATACTGGTAATTGTATTAGAGTAAGGCGTTCAAGTGATAATGCAGAACAAAATATTGGTTTTGTTGGAAATGATTTAGATACTTCAAGTTTATTATCATTTGTTGGTGTTGGAAATGGATTTGTTACTACATGGTATGATCAAAGTGGTAATGCTAATGATGGTATTCAAACAACAGCTGCAAATCAACCACAAATTGTAAGTGCTGGTTCTTTATTAACTCAAAATACAAAACCAAGATTAGCATTTGACGGCAGTAATGACAGCTTTAATATTACAAGTATATTGTATAATACAAGTCATTATCAATCATTTGTAGGCAAAAGAGATGCAAGTAGTAGAAGGTTATTAGCTTTGGCAAGTACAACAAACGCATATTTATTTACTTTATGGACTGATAATAAATATTATTTACAAGGTAATAGTGCAAATTATCAGACAAGTAATGCAACAGATACAACAACAAGTCAAGTTTTATTAACAGGATTGAGAACTGGAGCAGGAATGCAGATATATAAAAATAATTCTATTATATCTTCTACAAATTTAAATTCTCCAATAGGAAATAATATAAATACTATTGGTAATTATTCTAATAACACTAATTTTGGTTCTTTACAGGAAGTTATTTTTTATAATAATGACCAATCAACTAACAGAACTGGAATTGAAACAAATATAAATTCATACTTTAATATTTATTAAAATGATAATTGAAGGATATAAATATAATACAGAACAAGAAGCACAAGTTGCAAGAAAGCAATGTGCTGAATATTATGGATTGCCTAAATCACCTGAAGATACAACTATTTATTGGGTTGATTATAATGAAGCAACATTAAATGATCCTATATTTTGGTTTATAGTATATGATGAATCAATATTAGATATATTAGGAAATCCAACAGAATTTGAAGTAATAGAAGATACACCAATAACAGAAATTTAAACCATGTTTACCACAGTTAAAGAAATAATAATAGGCGCGTTACTTTCGTTAGTGACATTTTTTGCACCATCATTTGCCCTTGTATTACTTGTATATGCTTTTATTTTTGTCGATATAGCAATGGCACGTTACAGGGTTGCTAAGCAACGTAAACAAGGAAAGTTAAATAGTGAAGGTATTTTAGTAAAATGGAATAGTCGAAGTTTTATCAAAGGTTTTGCCCCTAAAATTATTCTTTACACTACGGTAATTTTATTATTTCATGCTTTAGATACTATTTTGTTAAATCAATTTATTAAATTTGTAGTGCCTATTGATTTACTTTCAACTAAGATTATTGCAGGGGGTTTGATATATGCTGAATTAAGATCAATAAGTGAAAGTTGGAAAATAGTATTTGGAAAAAGTTTACTTAGGTATATATTAGATGTTCTAAACTTTAGTAAAAGTATCAAAGATAAGTTTGACGATATAAATAAAGACAAAGAATTATAAGACTTAAGACCATGTTTAATTGAGAGGATAGTCCCGTAAGGCTATCCTTTTTTATTTTCTTTTAAAAAATATTAAAAAAAAGTTTTGTTTTTAAGAAAATACATTTAAATTTGTGAACACAATTAAACAAAGTAAGATATGGAAACGCAATACACAGAAGAGGAACTAAACCAATTATACCACCAATTAGAAGTAGAGGCTTATTATGCAGAAATGACAGAGGATGAATACTACGAAATACAAATATACTGCAATGATTTTTGATTTTTATGTTAATAACTGCAAGGTCACAATGGAAATATTTCATGAATACAATCCAAAGATTGACAAGAACACTTTCGATTTTCAAAGTATTCATATTGACGATATATTTTATCCAGACGTTGACGATGCTTTATTGATATTAAATTTGACAGTTAATCAGTTTACGAATATAATTTTAAATAGATTTTTTTCACTTAATTAAATTACACATTATGCACTCACACACATTTATCGAAAACGGACACGAGGTATTAGTTACCGCTGAATTTGAAAAAGGTTACAAGGCTACTTTAGAAAATCAAGGAGAGCCAGACTTTTGGTATATTCATGAAATATATATTGACGGCGTAGAAGTTCAAGATGTTGACTTTGTTGCTCACATTTTAGGTATGCAATCTTATAGACAATTTGAACTTGAGGTTAACGATATGTTCAATGACGTACATCTTGATTGGGTAAATTACATTCTTTATAACATCAAACCATATTAAAAATGAACACAACACACTTAAACTCGGATTACTTCCAGAGCGAACAAATTACGGAACTTATTCCAGCACTACTTAAATTCCAAATAGCATTTGAAAAAGCCAGTCTTAAGAAGGATGCTAAGAACGAACATTTGAGAAATCAATATGTAAGTTTAGACAACTTGTTACACGTTATCAGACCATTACTTTCAGATTGTGGTTTGGTAGTTGTTCAACAATTGGCTGGAGAATTTATGACTACGGTTTTATATCACACTTCTGGACAGTTCTTAGGAGCCAATATGCCATTTAATCCAATGAATGGTAATAAGGGAACGAATGCTTTACAAGAATTAGGCGGTGGCATTACTTACGCTAAGCGTTACTCACTTGGAGCGTTACTACAAATTAGTGTTGATGTTGATACAGATGCTAATAACAGTCCAATTCAAAAGGAACAATTAACTAAGGCAGTTAAAAAGAAAGTTGAAACGACTGCACAGCTGAATAAGTTAGTTGACTGGATTGCTGAAGACCTTTCAAGGCGTGACAAAATTTCACAATTGTACGATTTGAATAGTGGACAGCTACAATGGATTGATGGAGAATTACAGAATAGGTTCTAATCGTTACAAAAACAATCCTATTTTAAAAGATAAATACTTTTCGATAGGAATATATTAAACACAAATAAAACATAGCTTAAAACGAATATTTTATGATTGATATAATGAGCAAAGATTTGGTATATACCCAAGTCAGGAAGATACTTAAGGACAAGGGTATAAAACAAGGGCATTTTTTCAAGGAAATAGGCATGACACAAATAGGATTCCAACGCCTTTGGAAAAATAAAAACCCTAAAAGCATACAAACACTTATTCAGATAATTAAACAACTTGAAAAATATGACACCGAATGATGTAATTTTATTGGTTTGTATTATGATAATTTGTTGGATAATAAATTTTAGCAAAGATGAATACTAAAAAGTTAACAGAGGATATAGAGAAACAAATTATTGAAGACTATCATAAAGGATTTAACAAACAACAACTTTCAAATAAGTATAATTTTAGTATAACTACTATTTGCAGAGTATTAAAAGATATACATATACCAAGAAAATTCATGAATCCAGAAGTAAAACAACAAATTATTATAGATTATTTATCTGAATATCCTTATGATACTTTGGTTTTAAAGTATGGTTTGACAAAACAAAAACTTTATAGTATAGTAAATGGACATACTCATTTGTTAACTTTTAAAAAAACTATATTGTCTGACAAAGATATTGAGCAGATAAAAAAGGATTATAAAAATGGATATACTTTTAAAGATATTCATAATAAATATAATATTACAAGATATAAGCTGTTAGAAATAACATCTGAAGAACGTAAAGAGCGTAAAAAAGTGGTTACAAAAACGCGACCTAACCAAAATTATGATTATATAAATGAAGCACCATTTTTTTATTCTCATACTGGACTTGATGGACAAAAAGTATATAAGTTTATAGGTACTATTAGAAACAAAAATTTGTATATTGAATTGATAGACCAGAATGGAGAATGGGTTTACCATTGTGAAAATAATAAGGGTTTAGTTTGCGATTCAAGAATAAGCAATAGGAGTTATGACAGTATGTTGAATTGTAAGATTGCCTTACATGATAGTTTAGAACGCAAAAAATATTTTAAAAAGTAGTAGTAAAAGTTGCTTATATCATAAATAGTTGTTATTTTTGATACATAATTAAGACGGAATCTTATTTTAATTTGTAGGAGATTTTAAAATAAGTAGAAATAATAAGGTTATCAAGCCCATTCAGATTTAGTGTACTCCTACTACACTAAGTTTGTTTGGGCTAATTTATTTTAATTACTATGGGTTATGTTTACATTTTAAAAGCTGATAAATTTATAAAATTTGGTAAAACATCAAAATCTATAAAAGATAGAGTAAAAATTTTACAAACTGGTAATCCTTATAATATTCGTGTTATTGGATTTTATAAAGGTGATGATTATTCTGACATTGAAAGAATGTTACATAATGTTTTTAAAGATGAAAACCATACTGCATTTGGCGAATGGTATGTAATAGATAAAATAGAATTACATTTAAATTTTTTAGAAACTGAATTTGATTTTATAATAGATTATGAAATGTTTAAAAAATAATATATGAAAGAGCAACCAAATTATTACGGTATAATTACAGCTGAAGTAAGATACGATAAGAACTTACCAGCAAATGCTAAATTACTTTATTCTGAGATTACTGCTTTGTGTAATAAAGAAGGTTATTGTTATGCAACAAATGGTTACTTTGCAGATTTGTATCAAGTATCTGATAGGTCAATTACTTTCTGGTTACAAAAGTTAGCACAATGTGGATATATTGATTTGCAAATAGATAAGAATAGTAAAGGAACATTTAGAAGAATCTATCTTACCCGTACGAATCAAACTTCTATACCCGTATCGAATTTAACTTCTAACCCTATTGAAGCAAACTTCTATACAAAAGAATATAATAATAATAATAATACAATTCTTAATAATAAAAAAGAATATAAAGAAAATTCATTTTCTGAAAATCAAATTAAAAAACAAGTAAATAATAAAGCAGTTGAAATTTATCCTACTAACTTTACAGACAAAATGATAAAAGCCAGTAATGACTTTTTTGAATACCGTAAACAAATAGGTAAAGCGTTTAAAGCTGATAAATCTATTCAGACTAAACTTAGTCAATGGTCACAGCAAATAGATAATTATGGAGAAAATGCCGTAATTGAAAGCATTCAAACAGCAATAGCTAACCAATATCAAGGTACATTTATAGACAAACAATATTTAACTCAATCAAACACACAAAAACCACTAATCGATGATAAAGGAAATTATGCAGACACAGACGCAGGGCGTGAGCAATTTATTCTTGACGTTAGAGAACTTGCTGCCAAAACTTTCAGAAAATAGTAATGAAGTAAAAAACATGATAATAGGATATGAGAACCCTATTCGTGAAATGCACAAAGACGATATCCTAAATTCTATTTCATTTACCTTACCATTATGCGCTGAAATGTATTGTGGAATCCACAAAAACGACTTCAATAAAAATATTATGGCTGAAGCTATAAACTTTATTCATAATTACTATGGAGAACTTGGAGCAATAGAAATCAAACAGGCTTTTGAAATGGCATCGGCTAACAAGTTTGAAAAGGTAGATATGAAAGCCTATTATGGACAATTTAACTTGTCGATGTTAGGCGATATTCTATCAGCTTACAAGTCTAAACGAAACCAAGTTCTAAACAAAGTAATAAGCGAACATGAAAAGAACGTTGCTGGTGATACATTCTGGAGCGAAGTAGAACATAAAAACTATTTAGCGCGTCAAAAGGTTATTGCACAATTCAAAGACCAGCTTAACAAAAAACAAAAAGGGTTGCAACTTGACTATAAACATTGGGATGAACTTTGGATGTACTGGTGTAAAATATTAGTTGACCAAAAAATAGTTGAATTACCAGAAGTACGCAGACGTCAACTTTGGTCTGATGCTAAAGATATAGTTTTAAAAAGGTTAAGAAAAACGGCTGGAAACTTTGAAGACTTTTATGAAGCAAAATCTGCCAGATTTCAGCTAAAAAGTTTAGAGAATAGAACTGATCAAACACTTCAACAAAAGGCTGAAGTAATTTATACTAAACTATTCGTTTGGGAATTTTTAAAGTAACCGTATTTGTTAACTTATAACTTTACAAAATGATACTATTTTATAACATATTACTATTTGTATTTTTTAATCCTGACTTAGAACCTAAAAATAATAAGGAATATATTTATAAATATTATCCAGTTGCTTTATATTGTGAGATGAAATTCGGCGTACCAACATCAATACAATTAGCACAAGCAATACAGGAATCTGGTGGCGGTCGCTCAAACATAGCAAAGAACTCAAATAACCACTTCGGAATAAAGTATTATAAGAATGCTTACAAAGGTAAATATTATACCGATAGGCGTGGCATAAAATGGAGGGCATACGATAGTGTTATTGAATCCTATATCGACCATGCTAAGTTCTTAAACCAGCATTATAATAAAGTATGTTTTAAAGACTATACACACTGGTCAAAATTAAAAGGATATGGAGAACCAAATTACTGGAATATTATAACGAATATTATTAAACAAAGCAAATTAAATAACTATGACTTTCGACAACATCCAAATTAAATTTACTGCTGATGTGCCTAAAACAATTATTAAAGGCAAAGTAAAAGTACAAATTGAAATAGATGACAAGCCAAATGCTTTTGATCCTTTAACAACAAAGCGAATCAAAATAACCTGTTTTGACTTTGAACTTAAAGATAGGTTAAAAATGTATGCTAATCGCAATCCTATAATATTAAAGGAATGGTCATAATAGGAATAGACCCTGCAATGCGAAAGAATGGTTTTGCATTATGCTTTCACGATACCGAAGATAATAGTCTTGACTTTATTGTAATGGAGTTTACAGACTTTATTTTCTATGTTACAAGTTTACCAGAGGGCGAATATCTTTTTTGTGTTGAAAATAGTAACCTGCAAAACCTTAGTTTTGATATGCGAGGTAATAAAAACATCGTAGCGCGAAAGTCAAGAAACGTAGGTATGAACCAAGCAGTCAGCCAGTTAACTTGTGACTATCTTAAAAAATGTAATTACAATGTAATTGAATTAAGCCCTAAACAAAAGGGCGACAAGATGTCAAAAGAAACTGCAAAAGTTCTATTAACACAATTTTCAAAGGTAAATAACTATAAAGGATTAGTATCAGAACAGGATAAACGTGATGCTTTTAAACTGGTTTTATTAGCCATTTCAAAAAA